ATTAATTAACAGAACCTAAAACTCTTATTTAAATAACGTTTTTAGTATTTTAATAGCCTCATCCTTTTTTAAAACTTTACCATAAGACATAACTTTGTCATTTATAACAAGTGCAGGTGTAATCATAACTCCATATTTAGCAATTTCTGAAAAATCAGTAACATGTTCTATAGTAGTAATCATACCAAGTTCCTTAAGAGCTTCTTTTACATTCGCTTCAAGCTCATTGCATTTTTTACATCCTGAACCAAGCACTTTGATATATACTCCATCAGATTTTATTTTTCCCATGGTACTTGTATTGCAACTTCCTCCACAACAACTATTTTCTTTTTTCTTTTTACCAAAATTAAATAATCCCATACTGTCACATCCTCCCAAATAATATATATCTTAAAACTTTTAAAATATTAGTCATATTTACATTTATATTATTAAACTTTTTATTTCTACCTTATTATGCAAATACAAATTGAAAAATATTAAAAAAATAACCTATAATAATAATCCCAACAGTTACAATACTAATAAAAACTACTAACAGTTTTGGTTTAACGGCTTTACGAAGCATAATCATTGATGGAAGGGATAATGCTGTAACCCCCATCATAAAAGAAAGAACTGTTCCAAGCCCTACACCTTTTGCAAATAATGCTTCAGCAATTGGAATTGTACCAAAAATATCTGCATACATTGGTATACCTATTATGGTTGCCAAAATTACAGAAAAAGGATTCTCTTGCCCAAGAATATTTTGAATAACATCTGTTGGTATCCAATTATGAATAAGTGAACCAATTCCTACTCCAATTAATACATACCAAAAAACCTTTTTTACTGTAGATTGAACTTGTCCCCAAGCATAGAAAATACGATCTTTTTTAGTAAGTTCATGTGATTCAATATCAACACTTCCTGCTGTTTTTACAAATTCCTGAACATATTTTTCCATACCCAACTTTTCAATAAGTGTTCCACCTACTATTGCAAGAATAAGTCCAACAATTACATATGCAACAGCTATCTTCACACCGAAAATACTCATTAATAATATTAAAGAACCTAAATCCACCAAAGGCGATGATATTAAAAATGAAAATGTTACTCCTACTGGCAACCCAGCACTTGAGAATCCTATAAATAATGGGATAGATGAACACGAACAAAAAGGTGTTACTGTTCCAAGCAAAGCTGATATACCATTTGCTACAACTCCTTTAAATCGTCCTAATATCCTTTTTGTTCTTTCTGGTGGAAAGTAACTTTGGATATAGGAAATAATGAATATTAATACAGATAATAATATAAATATTTTTATTGTATCATAAATGAAAAATTGTATACTCCCCCCGACTCTACCTGTAATATCAACTCCTAAATTAGTAATAATATTACCAATTAAAATATTTAACCATTTCATACTTAGTATTTGATTTTGGAAAAAGCTCCAAACCATCTACTACCACCTCCTTTAATACATATTGATACATTTAAAAATGTCGATATGTTTTTCTTTATAAATGCCATCCTTTAAAAGATGGCTATTTATAATCATATTTTCTTTTTTTCAACATTAATAATTTCATTAAGTAGTTCTTTAGCATGCTTACAACCTGACTCACTGATTGAATAATAAGTCCATTTTCCTTCTTTTCTACTTTTAATCACTCCAGAGTCACATAGTATTTTCATATGATGTGAAAGTGTTGACTGGCTTATATGCAAATTATCTAATAATGCACATGCACATCTCTCTCCGTTTTGTAAAAGTTCCAAAATCATTAGACGGTTTTCATCACAAAACGCCTTAAATATTTTTGCATTTTCTTTATATCTCATCTCCATATCATCACCCTCAAATCTGTCTTGTGCTATAATTATATTCCTCATATCGAAAAATGTCAATATATTTTTATTTAATTATTATTTAATTAATTTTTTAATTAATATATGTATAATAATCTTAAACAACCATTTGGTTGTAAAAACTATGTAAATATTCCTCAAAATCAAAGTCTAAATCAAATAAATTTATAAATATACTCATTAAAACTTGTACTACTATACTATTCCCTGCTTGTTTGTATAATTGAGAATCGGATATTCCTAACTTCTGTGTATTATAAAAATCTATATCGGTAAATCCCATCAATCTCCAACATTCCAAAGGTGTTAATTTTCTTATAGAATAGTTTTTTTGACATATTGTGCCTTGATTACAACTACAAGTTAAAGTTTGTGCAACTCCATGCCCAACTCTACCTCTTCTAGTTTTACTATTTGGTTGTTCTAAGTTTATTGAATCACCTACTGTTGCCTCATCATAACCTTTTTTAGTAGCTTGTTTTATTTTAGTTACCTCATCATCTAGCTTCTCTAACAATATACTGCACTTGTCGTTATCAATATAGAACCTTTCATCAACTTGATTTTGCAATATATCTTTTAATCTGTACCCATAATCCTTACCTTCATTAAATTTCATTTGTTTATTATCTATGTATTCTCTTATTCCTATAACGAATATTCTTTCTCTATTCTGAGGTATACCAAAGTTTTTAGCATTTAAACATTTATATTTCCCTTTATCATTTGTTAAAACATATGTATTGTATCCTATTTCCTTTAATTCATTTATTATATCTTCAAAATCATTTACAAACTTCTTACTTATTAGATTCTTAACATTCTCTATCATTATGTACTTTGGTTTCTTGGCTTTGATTACTCTAATACCATCTACGTATAATCCGCTTCTAGTTTTATCTCCATTTTCATCAACAAATCCCTTTTGTTTACCCGAAACGGATATATCAGTACAGGGAAAACTAAAATTAAACAAATCAAAATCAGGTAATTCATTTGGATCTATTATTGATATATCTCCATAATTCTTTAGCGACACACTTGCTTCATATACTTTTTTTAATTTATCTAACCTTAAAGATTTAGCTTTATTCTTACCTTTCTTAAAATCATATCCTATATTCCTATCCTCTAAATATTTAACCATTTCTTTTTTAGTGGGGAAATTGATTATTTTATTGTTAATTTGATGTACTCCACTATAAGATATAATAGCATCTACATCAATTTCACTCATACCAACCAATTCAATTTCTACGCCTATATTTTTTAGTGCTTTATGTAACGCTCCTATCCCTGCAAAACTATCAAATAATCTAATTTTTATATTTTGTTTGTTGTTCATATAACTCCTCCTAAATTTTATATTATTTTTTATATTTTAATTTAATTTTAATATGTATTTTTGTAACTCTTTAAATATATTATCTACAACATTATAGCTCATCGCATTTCCCATCAATTTATATGCCTGTGTATCACTTATTACTATTTTATATGTATTAGGCAATCCTTGTAATCTAGCACATTCTCTAGGGGTTAGTCTTCTTAAATTAGTTTTACCTTGTGGTTTATATTCTGTATGATAATAATTATCACAACTCGCCCTATGCATTTTAGCCATTGTGGCTGTTAATGGTCTAGCTATTTTTAAATCTGTTTCAGGCTTGGCTTTCCATCCACCAGTTCCCCAACTCATAACTGTTTTATACATCTTATCAGTCAAATAGTATTTATCATTAACGTCTTTTTCTAGTAAATCTTGGACATTTAATTTTAATTCTATTTCAGTTGGAAATTTATAATCAAAATCTCCTAAATCTTTTCTTTGTCCTACTATATATAATCTTCTTCTTGTATGTGGCAAACCATAATCAGAAGTATTCATTATCTGATATTTAATGTTATAATTTCCTTCAAAACATTCTTTAACTATTTTAAAATCTTCACCATCATTTGAGTGTAGCAGATTTCTTACATTTTCAAAAATAAACCATTTGGGCAGTTGTTCGTTTAAAATTCTTATGTAATCATAAAATAACTTACTTTCATTCCCCCTTAACCCCTCTACCTTACCATTTTTAGTATTTGTTTTTCGCATAATAGAAATATTTTGACAGGGCGATCCCCCTATTAATAAATCGAATTTAGGTAATTCTTTTTCATTTATTTTTGTAATATCCCCATAATTAATTTTATTAGGAAAGTTTGATTCATAATTCTTTATCGCATATTTATCAACTTCAGAATACCCTATACACTCTCCACCATAATTATCTAAAACCATACCTCCTAAGCCCGATCCTGCAAATAATTCTAAATACTTAAAAATTTTCATAAATATCATTTCCTTTCTTTTTTAGTTTTTTATTTTAATTAACTTTTATATCACAATAAAATAATCAATTTAAGCACTTTTAACACCCTTTAACCCCTTATACATCAAGGGTTTGCAATACTCATTTTTAGTAAAATCCTGAAAATCTTAAAAATCCATTTTAAATAGAGTATATTGGATAATCTTAATTTTTAAGATTTTACAAGAATTAAGCATTTAAAATGACGATTATTTATGTTTTAATATGTAAATTAATTTTTAATTTAATTATTTTAATTTTTCATCTTAAGTTATTACTATTACAAAACCTAACCTAATTTTTAAAATATTCTTTTTCTATATTGTGTATTACCACTATGTTATTATCATGTAATCCTATTAAACTCTTATTAGGTAAATTTTCATCTATATTAAATGGTATTTTAATATTATAAGCATAATAACATTGATTTTTAAAGTTAAATCCACAGTTTACCGAATACCACAATTCAATAATATCTTCATTTAAAGTAGAAGACGAAGTAACTAAACGAGTTAATAATTGATTAATATTAGAATTTACATCTATTGAGTCACAGATTTCAGTAAAACACGATGGAGATAAATAAATATTATTTACATTATACTTGGTAATTAATTCGTTTAAGAAAGTAAAGCGCATGCCACCACACCAGCAAATTACTTCATCTTGGTTGATTTTAGATAATTGATGAAGGGCAAATGGTTGTGTATTGTCTTTCGCTATAGATTGATTTGTATTAAATAATAAAAGTTTTTGAAAATCTGATAAACTCATATTAGATGTTAATGTAGAAATATCATTGATATTTTCAACGTTTAATTCAATCATTTTATAATTACGGATAATTTGTTGTTTTACTTGATTATCCATTGATCTTCTATATGTTAGCTCCTCTTTATCATCAAGAAAAACTTTATGTATTATGCTCTCCTGTTGACTATTGCTATAATCTAATATTTCTATTTTAAATAATTTCATTATAATCCACCTTTCCTATCATCTTTTATAAAATAACTGTCCTTATTTTCATCACAGTTGAATTTAGCCATGCTTATACATTTAAATTCTTGTTTAATTTCTTTATATTTTGATCGTAGGCATTTATCTTTATTTTTACAGTTTTGAGTACAACACCAAGTCATATCATATATCCACCACTTTTCTTCATATTTTAATTTAACTTTAGTAACTTTAAAATAGACATTTTATTTAATTTTAAATATATGTATTTATATAACTTTCTTATTCTTTTCTTTTAAATATGTATTAATTCTTTCTTGACATATATTAAAATATTTTTTATCTTTTTCAAGCCCTATAAATTTTCTATTGGTTTCTAAACAAGCTACTGCAGTTGTACCTGATCCAATTGTAAAATCTAAAACCATATTATTTTCATTTGTATAGGTTTTTACCAAATCTTTAATTAAATCAACTGGTTTTTCGGTTGGATGTATTGGTGGGTGAGGTCTTGGATATATCATTAACTGACGAGGATATTTTTTAGTATCTCCTCTTCTCTTTGCTGAAGGATTATGACAACTATTGAATCCATTATAATTATTATTACTATGTAACCTTTCTCTAAACTTTATCCCCATTCCATGTAATGGCTTCCCTTCCCAAAATTGAGGATTATAAGTGCATTGTTTTTCATAGAAAATAGCTATTTCTTCTATATCTTTTAAAGGCATACGCTTAGCATTTAAAAACCCACTTGGTCTATCTTTTTGCCAATATTTCATAATCTTAAAGTGTTTTAAATTACTACATATTAGACTACTAGTAAATGGTTGATTGGTTAATATTATAATAGGTGTAGTTTTATTTTTACGTACTTTATATAACTTATCCCACATTGTATCAAAGGGAATTACGCTATCCCATTTATTTTTTGTTATTCCTTGAGGTATATCAGTAATTATTGCATCTACTTTTATCCCTTGTTTTATCATTAAATCCATACCTTCTAAACAATCCATATTATAAATTGTATTTATTTCTATATTCATTTAACCCCCTCCTCTAATTTATTTGTTTTTTAATTTAATTTTAAATCCTATAAAATGAGTTTTTTATTTTACTTACTAATCATCTATTAATTCTTCTAAATCCTGTCCTCAATAAACTGTATTATCACTATTCTTTACTCCTACAATTCTTGTGTCTATGCGAAGCAAATCTTCCTCTTTATTATCTAATAATATATCTTACATCATCTTTGCCCCTCAATATCTTTAATTCAATTTTACATAAAACTTGAATTTTATCTATAGGGGGAAATATTAATATACTCCCCCCTATAATTAATTATTTTATCATCTCCACAAATTCTTCCTCTGTAATAATAGGAATATTTAAATCTTTAGCCTTTTGATTTTTACTTGAAGTAGATTCCACATCATTGTTTATTAGATAATCTGTCTTTTTTGAAACTGATCCTGTAACCTTGCCACCCATTTCTTCAATCTTTGCTTTTACTTCATTTCTATTTTTAAATACATGAACATCGCCTGTAATAACAAAAGTTTTTCCTTCTAACTTATTACTACTACTTTCTTTAACTTCCTCAAAATCAATAAACTTAAGCAATTTATTAACTAAATTTATACTGTCTTTATTAATAATGAAGTAATTATATATTTCATTGCCTACTACATCACCAATTCCATCAATACTATATATTTCTTCTAAATTACAATTCATTACTTTTTCTATACTTTTAAATTTCTTAACCAATAGTTTAGCAGTTCCTAATCCTACACTTGGCACACCTAATGCAAATATAAAATTCTCTAATTTACAATGTTTAGATTTTTCAATTGCTTCTATCATGTTATTGTAAGATTTAGTACCAAAGCCATCTATATTAATGATTTCTTCTTTATACTGTTCAAGTTTATATATATCATCTATATCTTTTAAATACCCTAAATTTACGAATTTTTCTATAGTTTTTTCTGATAATCCATCTATATTCATAGCATTTCTGCTACAATAATGAACAATTCTTGATATATGTTTAGCTGAACATTCAGGATTGATACATATTAATACTCTTGCAGTTTTTAAAAGTTTTTCTTCTGTTTTCCCTCCACATACAGGACATTCAGTTGGAATTATTTCTGTATTACTCATAGTATCGTTGCTCATAACTTTAGGTATTACCTGATTAGCTTTAATAACTTTTATAGTATCCCCTTGACCAAGTTTTAAATCTTCAAAATAGTCTAAATTGTGTAATGTAGCACGTTCTACTACGCTTCCTTCAATTTCAACAGGTTCAAATCTTGCTACAGGATTAATCATTCCTGTACGTGATACTTGCCATTCTGTAGCTATATATTTAGTTTCATATTCTTCATCATAAAATTTATAAGCTATACTATGTAATGGATGATGAAGTGTATCTCCTAATGAATTAGCATACTCTATATTATTATAAGCAAATACAAGTCCGTCTATAGGAAATCCTTTTTCATATGCTGATTTTTGCATTTTTGATATCACTTGTTCTAATTCTTCGCTATTATCATATTTTATATATTCTATAGTTTCAAACCCTAATCTACTTAAAAACTCCAACTGTTCTTCTTTTGTTTTAAATTCTGCCTCTCCACATTCTAATAGGCTGAACGCATAGAATCTTACATTCCTTTTATCACATATTTTAGAGTCTAACTGCCTCACGCTTCCTGCAACTAAATTTCGTGAATTAGAGTACTTATCTTCTTCATCTAATTTAGCATTTATCAATTCAAAATCTTCATCTAATATTACAGACTCACCTGACAATTTTAAATATCCTTTAAAATCTATTTGTAAAGGTATGTTTTTAAACGTTTTAACATTATGAGTTATATCTTCGCCTATTTCACCGTTGCCTCTTGTACTTCCTTGTAGCAATTGTCCATTATCATAAATTAATTCACAAGTTAGTCCATCGCCTTTATCCATTATTAATATTTCGTTATTACCTATAAATTTTTGTAAATCGTCTATAGATTTTGTTTTACCTAATGATTTTAATGGTATATTATGTACAACTTTATCTAATTTACTCTTTACTTCATATCCTACTTTTTGAGTTGGAGAATTACTTAATATTACTTCGGTTTCTTGCTCTAATTGTTTTAATTCATCAAATTTATCATCCCATTCTTTATCGATCATTGTAGTTTTATCACTGTTATAATATTTATCACTTGCTTCATTTAATTCTTTAATTAACTCTTTTACTCTTTGTGTTTTATCTTCCATATTGACACCCTTTCTTAATTTAATTTATTTATATAATTATATAATATCTTAGCTCAGTTAACAAACATTTTTATTAGGCTTTGATAATAATGCTAAAACATTACGTGTATAACCCTTTTCATATTCTTTGTAAATATCCTTGATTGTCCAATTGTTGAGTTGCATTATATGTAGTATTCTATTTACAGTTAAATTTGTTTTATGTATTAAATCCAATCTCTCAAAATTTGATTTTAATTTGTCCATATCTTTATTATTAAAATTTTCTTCAAATTCTCTTAACTGTAATTCATTTTCTAGCGTTCTCTTTCTTAATACTATATTTCTATAATCAGATAATATCGTACTTGTGTCATCCAATTTACTTCTCATTTTTTGAAATTCTATTTCTCTTTCTTTAACTCCGTTTATTAATAACTCTTTGCTTAATATTTTTCCCATGTGTAAACCCCCAATATTTTAATTTATTTTTACTAGTTGGCTTTTAATATGGGTTAAACAGCTTTATTGCCTTTAACCCATATTTATATACATTAACAAGAAAACACGTACCCTTTAGGGTAGTTGGCAGTTGACTATTCAGATTTTTCTTTTTTAATAGAATCCCACAATCTTTTTAATGAGTGATATGTTCTCTTATTGCGAGATGCTATTACGTCCTTAAAGTCTTGCACAACAAGTTTACCTTTTTTAGCTTCTATTTTTTCTAATTGTTCTATCATGCCACTTTGTTCTAGTGTTGTTGTGTTTAATTTTTTAACAAAATATAAATTTTCATTGCCTTCAAAATAGTCTGTAGCATAATAAATTCTATTTGTAATTGTAGATACTGAAACAGGTGTATTTTCCTCTTCTTCATTAATATCCTTTAATTTACGTGAAGATTTTCTTACTACATAGTCATTTTGTACTACATAATGAGGCGCAGGATTTTTACCAATCTTGCCTGTTTTAATAGCCATATCTTTTTCTGGATCAGTAAACAACTTACTTTCTGGCATAATCATCACAGTTTCTTCAATAGCATCTTTTATATATTCCATAGTTCTTGGATGTACATTAGTTAATATTCTCTCAGGCTTATGAATGATTTCACCTGTACGTGGATTAATTTCATCATACGCACGTATTGTAATACTATTGTTGTCAAAATCTACATCTTCAACTTTTAAGTTTCTCATTTCACATTTTTCTTTCCCAACTATACCTTCAAAGAATAATATGAAGATTACTGCTATCTGAGAACTTTCCATAATGTCACAAATATTATATAGCTGTTCTCTAGTGATATATTTATATTTATCTAAATTTCTTACTACATAATCTTTTAAATTAGCAATAGTGTCGCAGAAATTTATTGCATTAGATCTAATTCCCATACTAATACAAAAATCAATATACTTTTTAATATGAGTGAGCCTTACTGCTAAACTTCCTTCTGAAGTTGCCTTAAATGACTTTAATAAACTTTCTATTTCATACTTATTAAAATTATAGATATCCTTATCTAAATCTTTTTCCATATAAAAATTAGTCAAATAGAAAGTTCTTTTTATATTTAGTTTAGTCTGTTCATTATCATAGTAGTAGTCTATGAATCGATTTTTTACATCTTCATTGTACATTTCTTCTGTAACAACGAATCTTCTTTTATATTGTTTTACATTAGCCATCTATAGCCACCTCTCTTTCTGCTAAAGATTTTTGTAATTTATTGGATATAATTTTATAATCATTTGGCTTCAATATTTTTTTATTTCCAGAAACACTTTCTACTTCTTCGATACTTAATTTTTCGAAAATATCAAACGCTTTATCTTCCCAATCTTTAAACTTATATAACTTTTTAGCTATATCACAAAATGCAATAAATGTATTTTTTCTATAAAATAATTCCTTGGGTTGCAAATTGCTTTTATTAAAATAGTCTTTATAACAATCTATAGCCACATCAAAGAATTTACTTAAATAGCTTCTAATCTCTCTATATTCTTTTCTTCCATCTATATCAAAATAATTATTTATAGCAGAACCAAGTGTTAAAACATCAGTGTATTGACAATGCTTAGTTAGTTCTATTAAATCATTAGCTACTTTGCCCTTTAATTCTTTGCTTAATGTTTTTAGTTCTTTTGCCATAGCAACACCTTTATTATCAGGATCACGTCTTTGTAAAGAATTTTCATCAATCTTAGTTCCTGAATTTTCTTGGATGATATGGTGTATAGCCTGTTCTTCGTTAAACACAAAGACATTTAGCATATTATATTTATCTGTATTAGGATATTCTTCTACGTATATTTCTTGCGCAGATGTCCTATGCTGACCATCTAGTAAATCAACGTAAGAATGTTGTCTACCATCAACTTTGATTTTTAACCAACCAAAATCACCAACATTCATACCACCATCATCAAACTGCGGATCGTCTCCTTCATTATCTCTAATATTTAAAGTTAGCATATTAGGATTAAATCTATCATTCTTTAAATCATTATAAATTTTATTTACATTTTCTTGATGTATAGTAATGAATTCATTTATTTGTCCTTTAACCATCTTTTTAGTCGTTTCTCTTTGTGTATTAGGATTATATATTATTAATCCTCTTTTATAATAATCTACATATTCTACCATAGATATATATGGACATACATAATGATTTTCTGCATTTTTTCTTACATATAATTTTATTATGTTATTTTCTTTAGATACTTCTTTTTTATATAAATTAATTGAGTTAATCTCTGTTTCTGTGTAAAAGTTTTCTGGATTTAACTTTTCAAGATTAGGAATGATTAATATTTTGTTTTTAGAATATTTTGTCCCAACTTCATAAATCGCTTTTAAGAAACTACCTAACTCATCTACCTCTTCTAATTTATACGTTGGGGTAATTCCTCCAAATAAGCCACTTATTGTTCCTATAGTTATATTTTTATCTTCTAATTGTTCTGCTACATCATATACCATCTTAGGATATAATGCATACATTTTAGGTAATTCTTGTTCTAATAATTTATCTATTTCATTTTTGTTTTTACCTAACTCATCTCTACTTTTAATTTTCATCTTTATTCTCCTCCATTACATATTATCTATTTTAATCCCTTTAAGATATAATTCATTTTTTATTTTGAATATGTAACTTCTTTTATACCCTCATATTATTTTTCTTTTCTATACATATTATACCACAAATAGATTAAAAAATAAACATGTTAAGTGAAATTAAAATGAAAATTTTATATTATTTTTTTAATTCTACTTTATATTAATAATTTACACATTATAAGCCCTTAATTCTACACTTTCTTCACTTCATACATCTAATTTTTATCTAGGTAGCTATTCCAATCCAACATATTCTATATTAAATTAGAATAACTACCTAGATTTCATACAAAAATATTATATTCTGTCTATACGAGGGGTGTCTATTTTTCTCCACTTCACTCATTTTTGCTTCCCCCATTTATTAAATTTATCCTCTTTCGTTTCGTTCTAATTTGTATTTAATTCTAATATCCCATAGCAACCATATTATTCATTATTGTAGGATTAAATTTAAATCTATCTTTTATATTGTTATATTTATTAATTACTTCATAATATTTAACATTATGATCTTCACAGTATTCTTTTAATTCACCGTAAAGATACATGTATAGTTCAGCATCTAAATCTTTAGCCTTATTTATCATTTCTATTTTATCAAACGCTTTTTTAAAACTGAATCTTTCTTTATTAAAATTCCTTACATTGTCTCTCTTAACACATCTTAGATTTTTACCTTGTTGAACTTCTAGTCCCTTTTCAACTCTTTGCATTAATTTATCATTGGCTCTACCTAATTTGTCTATTAATTTACTTTTATCTATTGTCATCATTTGTTCTGATAAAACGATACTTCTCTTAGTTAATCCACAATCTCTTAAGTCCTCATATGTAGTAATTTCAGTATGTTGTGGGTACACTTTATTTATTTTACTACTTATAGGTAAAATGTTTACAATATTAGCATGTTTGTTATTGCCCTCTCCACTGATAATTATACATGGTCTTAGACCTGTTTGTATGTTGCTTCCAAAAACCTCTTTAGCTTCTTGTGGGATCTCAACCATCCATACGTCTCCTCTTCTTACTTCCATTCTTCTCTGAATTTCTTTTAACGCTTCTATACTTCTTAACATTTTAACATTCACTCCCCTTAATTATTAACTTAATTTTACCATTTTTTTTAATATTGTCAACACATATTTTTAATTTATTTTTATTTTGTTATTGATATGTGTTTTCATATCTTAACTTGTTTTAAGTATAACAAATAGAAGTGCGAATGTCAACACTTATTTTTAAAATAATTTAATTAATTTTTATATAGATGTATTTTAAGGGGAGCTTTATAAATATATCTATATAAAGCTATTCTTTCTTTACAATTTTAAATATATTAATCACATTTTCATAATCATTAGTGTTTTTATTAAGAGTATCTGTCAACTTTAAATTGTCACAGCTGTTATTTTTAGAAATATTAATAGTCTCATTGATTTTTCACTTATAAGGAGTCCATTTGCCTCTACCTAAATTTTTAGTTTTTTCTATTGTGGTTAGGTTATAAATAATATAAATCTTATTAAAATTCATTATAAATTTTAATAAATATTATTTTTTATTAGTCAATATAACTTATATAATTATCAATATTATTAAAATAATAATATATCATAGTCATATTAAGCTATATTTACTCTAATTGGATGTAACCCTACACCCTCTATCTCGTCAGCTTTCACATTCGAGAGTACTTTTCTCATTATTTGATATGCTCCATTTACATCAGCATTGATTTTAACACCATTGTTGCTTACAAATAATCCTCTATATACTCTTCTCTTCTTATTATAGTTTTCTTTATTAGGTAATTCGTTGTCTAAAAAGCTAGTTCCACTTGTATAAGATTCTTCAGTTATAATTATATTTAATCCTACATTTTCACATTTATAAATTAGCTTATTTATAAATTCTTGATGTGGTATTCCTACAAATGATTGATTAACTACTTTAGACATATTGCTTTCTCTTTTCCAATCCTTATTATTACCTACAATAATAGTATTGATATTATTTGCTAAAGCATAATCTATTACTTTTTTACTAGCTTTATGAACAAAGTCTATTATTTTATTATTTCTTTTTATAGTTAATCTGTTCATTCTATTTGTATAATCCAAATTATTCATTCTCTTAGCTATTTCTTTATAATAGCTTAATTTCTTGTTATAGTATTTGTTTATTGATTTTAGACCTTTACCATTGATTATTATAGGTTTTAATCCTATATTATTAACAACAGTTGCAAAGTTATCTAAACCAATATCAATACTTATATATTTACCATTGTCATTTAACTTTTCTTTCTTTTCTATTTTATAAACTACCTCAATAACATAATGCTTATTTCTAGGCAATATTCTAACTTGCTGAAGATTACCATTTATATTAGTTTTCAATTCATACTTATTAAAACATTTAGGAAATTGAATATATTCTTCTTTTTGTTTACAATTTTGATTGGTGAATACTAAAATATTTTTACCATTTTTCTTCTTATACTTAGGTAATTTAGGTCTTCCATTATACTTTTCTTTATGTTTAGACCAATCTTTTATACTTTCAAAAAAACTGATCCAATTCTTATCTAATAATTTTAAGGTTTGTTGAGATACCTGTGACATAAGAGATTTATAATCTATACCATCTTTAAGTAAAAATTCTAAGAAATCATATCCTAAATACTTATTATCTTCATTAAAGTAATTTATTAATTTTAATTTCTTGTTTAATTCTTTGCCTTGTTTAATTGCTCTTTGTTTGGCTTTTTCAAAATTAACTTTTCTAAGTTCATTAAACTCATTAACTTTAGCATTAATACTATTTAAGTACTCATGTTGTTCAGTAGTTAATTCTTCATCTTCTTTTAATTTTGATGTTAATATGAATACTTGTCTAAGTTGATAATTAGCATAATTATATAGATTTTTAGATAAAAAAGTATAATGATTTAACAATTCATATAATTCATGATTTTGATTTATCATATGTTTTTCAACTCTCTGAACAGTATTATCATCTTTTTTCGTTGTCATAACTTTTTCACCTCCTTATTTTAATATAATTATAATTTAATCTTCCTCTTGCAATACTTCTTTAATTTTGTTACATTTTCTTTTAGAATACATTTTCATGCTATAACAATGTAATAAACTAACTATTTCTTCAAACACTTCTTGACTGTCTAGTTTTTCAGAACCAATCTCACTCATTACAACTATTTCACAATGATATTTTTTAAATAAATAGTAGAACAATTCAAACCCTACTCTTGACAATCTATCTTTATAGGTGATTACAACTCTTTCTACCTTATTTTGAATAATATCATCTAACATTTTAAAAAAGTCTTTTCTTTTATCAAAGCTAATTCCACTTGCTACATCTTGAAATACATTATTTATCATCCATCCATTAGAAAAGCAAAATTGTTTTAATAATTGTACTTGATTTTCCAAATCCTTCTTTTGTTTGGGAGTAGATACTCGAGCATAGATATATGTTTTTCTTTCTACTCCTTTATTAAAAAGTTTAAATACATCTTCTTGATTATAGTCATAGCGACCATTTGGCAAAGTAATTGTTTTTATAATGCCTTCTTTCACATACTTAGTTAATGTTGGTCTTGTAATTTGTAGTAATTCTAATACTTCTTTTGATTTCATATGACTTCCTCCTTCCATATTTATATAATATCATACAAATATTAGAATTACAACATTTTTTATTAAAATTTTTAACAATATTTATTAACTTTAATATTATTGTTAACTATATTTTTTTAAATTAAATTTGCTTTTAAATACTATATATTGCTCCTCAGTATCCTCCATATATTCCTGTCCATTTTCAACTATGTATAGACTATTATTTATAATATCACTATAAACCTCAGGATATTGGTCATTATAGATATTAAAATTATAAGTAAATAAGTTCATATTCTTCTTCAACTTAGATTCTTTAATCATTCTTTCTGCATATGATGTTATTGACTTTAATTCTTTGTATTCTTCTAATATATCAGCACTATTTATAATTTTTCCATCTTTAGTTTTATACTTATAAATTAAATACAATTGAACAGATTTGTTTTCTATAAGCTTCATACTTTCAGATATAGCCTTAAATTTTATGTTAACTAAATTATCATTAAATTCATTTAAATTATTATTACCTTGTTTTTGTGATTCGTCTTTTAAATGATTAATACATTTTAAATAATATTGTGTAAAATCTTTGTTAGTTAAACATTGTTGGATATCTTCATTTTTAAGATCATATGATACTCTAAAATCACCTCTATATGTATTTTTAGTCTTATCCATACTAAAGAAATAAGCGTATCCTTTGTCTTTACCATTTCTATTAATTCTACCTAAGAATTGTTCTTCACTTTCAAGTATGGATATATCTTTTAATCCAACTTCCATATCTATATCTACTCCTGCCTCAATTACTTGAGTTGATATAACTACCACGTTCTTATTTTTAAAATCTCCTTTATCATCTTTTTCATTTAATTTATTAATTACATATTTTCTATACAATTGATTATCTTGATTTGTTAATTCAAATACCAAAAAATCATCATTATATTTACTTTTAATTCTATCATACATTTCATCTGCTGAATTAACAGTTATAAATTCAACCAATATCCTGTTTCCTTTTGTGTCATCTTTTATAATGTCATCTATTTTATTTTCCACATCATCTATAGTAATACTTTCATTTTCTAGCATACTAAAATCTATGCTAACTCTTTCTTTAAATATAGGATTATCATAATATCGTTTAGTATCATTTATTAACTTACACACGCTATCTCTTTTACATTCTTCTAAGAATAAATCTAATGTTGGTAATGTAGCTGACATTATTACAAATTTAACATTTAAAAACTCAGACAATATATTAAATATTTCTATCATCTTATTCCATAACAAATGATTATAACTTTGAATCTCATCTAGTATTATTACACTATTACAAATTTGACTAAAAGCCAAATTACCTCGTCTTCCATATCCAAATAATATGCTAAATAAATTTATATGAGATGTTAATGTAATCGGATATTGTAAAAATTGATATTTTAGCAAGTCGTTATCATAATCTTCATCATTATTTTTTATTTCTTCTATAGAATTTATAGCTACAATATCTACATTTGCTTCAGAAAAATTATTGTATAAAACACCTTTAGTTTGCTCTATTAGTGTGTTAAAGGGAAACGTATAAATAATCTTATTTAAAGTTTTGTTATTGATTAACAATTGTAATGCTAAATTTTGAGATATATTAGTCTTACCACTACCCGTACAAGCTTCCAAAAAATATATGTTTTTATCTAAATTATGTGTAAGATTTTCTTCGGTTTCTAAAAATATATCACACCTTGTTTTATTTATATTTGTATCTTCAAAATAATTATTGTCTTTTTTATAATTTGATATATTTTTATAAATATCTGTAGATTGATATTTATTATTACATTCCTTAATCAATTTTTCATCAAACAAACTTAATTCAACTTCATTATTTATAAAAAAATGATGTGTTGCAAAGCTATCACAAGTTATTAAAATGCTATATAAAAATTTATAAAATACATATTGTATTAAATTGTCTTCTTTGTATTCATAACTTCCAAACCCACTAAAATCAATATTTATATTATCTTTATCATAATATTTAATAATTTTAGGATTATTATTGATTTTATCTTGTAATATCTTTAAATCTTCTATATATCCTATTTTATCAAAGTTATATAGTCCAGTATGATGGCATTTTATTAAAAAGCTTAGTCTTAATAAAACATCTTTTATTAAAGTTTTTGTTTGATTATTTTGTTTTCTATTATTACTGAATGTATATTCCTTAATATTATTATATTCTATATCTATAAACAACAATGCAGATAATTCACTATGGTAAGTGTAATCTATATATTTTTCATCTAACTTGTTATCCATTCGATTTTGTTGAAATCCCAGTCCAATCTTACCTATATCATGATAATATAGCATTCTTATAATTAGATCCGATATAAATTTTGAGGTTTCCTTAGACTGTTTATCTTCTTTTATTAGTATTTCATTTATCATTTTTGTTAATATTTCGGTATAATTATGCGTTTTATCTATTTTATTGTAATAATATTGGGTTAGCATAGAATGTTGGTATAAAGTCTCTTTTGCTTCTTTGTTTATATGTGCATATATATTATCTATTTTTAAATCAAACATCTTTAAAATCCTCCTTTCTTAATCTAAAACTTCGTTTAAGAACATATAATGTTATCTATTAATATACTAATCCTTGCGAATTAAAACTAAATATATTTAAAAATAAACTATATTATAGATTAATCTACATTTATTTCTATTTTAACATATGCAAATTAAAGTTTAAACAAATATTGTTATTTATTAATGATTAATGTATTTATAAGTTTCAAAATAACTACTTTATTTAAAAACAAATCTTGTTATCTATTAATCTAGATCATCAATATTTTTAAAATCACTATACTTATAATTTAAAAACAAATCTTGTTATCTATTAATATCAAGTGTATCACCTCCATAAAAAAGATTATATATTTAAAAACAAATCTTGTTATCTATTAATTAAAGTAGAATTTGAAGGTAAAGAATACACTATCGGATTTAAAAACAAATCTTGTTATCTATTAATCTAATGAGAATGTGTCCAAAGTGTGGTAAACTAATATTTAAAAACAAATCTTGTTATCTATTAATGTCCAAACTTTAATTACTCTTCCACTTTCAATATCATTTAAAAACAAATCTTGTTATCTATTAATAATATCACATTTATTTTTCTTATAATAATCCCTTGCATTTAAAAACAAATCTTGTTATCTATTAATCTCATTTATTTTAAACACATTCCATCTTTCACTCAAATTTAAAAACAAATCTTGTTATCTATTAATGTATACTCATTGGTGGATGCTTTCATTTCTTCATTGATTTAAAAACAAATCTTGTTATCTATTAATTAAATCTTCTTTATCTTCAAAAGTTATTTCTTCTTGATTTAAAAACAAATCTTGTTATCTATTAATGTATTGCTTGTTTTTCATCAAAATGGAATATACTTAAATTTAAAAACAAATCTTGTTATCTATTAATTCATAAAATGAACTTAAAAAATATTTTAACAATTTAAAATTTAAAAACAAATCTTGTTATCTATTAATATAATTCGCTATTTGGGTGTGCTTTGAATAACACAATTTAAAAACAAATCTTGTTATCTATTAATGGTTGTTGTACTACTTGTATACCTGCATTACCAAATATTTAAAAACAAATCTTGTTATCTATTAATCATAGGATTAAAGCCATTTTTATCGTTTGTATTTTCTCTATAACCATTATATATCAACGGTTCATCTTATATTTTCCCAACCAAATTGAATTTTTTAAATAATTAATTCAAAAACTCTATCAAAGTATTGTATTATACGCCTTTAATTAATAATATATATTTATTTTAGTTGGGAAAATTCTATTATTATATATCTAAATTTATAAGAAATATAGAATATTATTATTAATTTTATATATATTGTTCGTATTGTTTAATTCATATATCTCATGGTTTGTATGTACTAATGTATCATAATCATACAATCCTTTATCATCATATCCAATTGGCATAGTTTCTTTTAAAAAGTAAGATATCCTATCTTCACAATACTCTGGTTTGTTAGCCTCAATATCTTTAATGATACTGTAAGGAAATAGACTATTTATTTGTGCTATATCATCATGAATATCTTCAATATCAATATCTTCTATAAATCGAACATTAGCTATATGCTCTTTTCTTCCTAAATAAATATTATATACACTTTTAAATTCTTTTATATATTCATAAATTTTATCGTATGTAATATCATCATCTTCAGTAATAACATATATATACCAACTTACATCCTCAAGCCATTGTTCTCTAATATTTAAAGTAGTTGGATTATTTAAAGACTTATTTCCAAATTTTGTTGTATTGTTATACACTTGTATGCTCTTGTTAAAATACGATTTATTTGGAACTATAGCTATCCTTAAATGTTTCAATGCATGATAGTACTTGTCCTTATCTAAACCTATAATTGCACCTAATAGACCCAATATACAAGGTTTGTGTATATTAGAATAACTAAAATTTATATGTTGATTAATGTCAGACTTTCTAAAAAAAGCAGTTTTACCACTTACATTGAATTTAAAACCTTTCATTAAAGCTCACCGTTGCCAAAAATCTATAAATATCTATAAATCTTGTTTAATTCCCTATTCAACCTGTTCCATTTTGC